TTTTTTCTAATATTCTGTTTACTGAGTTAGCACCTACATTATGTTCTATAGCACCACCAAAAACATATTCTATTGTTAGTGTTGTATTACTTGGTGCTAAACCGAAAGTTCTTGTTTTTAAAAAATTAGCTGGGTCATATGATTCATCTAATCTCGACACACCAAAACCTAATGATGAACCAACATTGTCAGGATTAGGTATCAACTCCTCATCAGGATTTGAACTAACACCACTACCAAATTTTATTTCAGTCTTGTTATCATCGCGAACTCTTGTTGTAAATCTTCTAGCAGTTTTAATAAGTTTTAACAAATAAGGTGCATCGTTTTTATGTTGTGAAAGACTTGGGTCGTTCAGACTTGTGTTTTCTTCTGATTCAAAAACTGTGTCTTGTGCTAAAAATGGAACCTCATAGAATTTATTTCCTTCACTATCTGTAATGGAAATAATTTCACTTACATTAGATTCAGCTAATATAACACTATCAAATTCTTTTGCATTACCGAAAGTAAAAGTTTGAGTTTTTCTTATACCGGATTTTGCTAAACCTTCTTTTGTTAATCTAAAATTAGTTGGAACATTACCAGAAGCTGGCTCTAAAGCTGTTACGTCCATTGGGTCCAATGAGCTTGACACTTTAAAATCAACATCATCTAATAAATTGAACTCAACATTATTAGTGGAAAGGAATCTACTATCAGATTCTAACCTAACTGCAAAATCTAAATCTGGTGCGAATGTTCCACCACCCAAATCTTTAGCTGGAACATCAAGTGTAAACGATAACTTTACGGTTGAAGGACAAGCTAATTTTGGTTTATATCCTAATGATTGTGCAATTTCTAAAACATTTTTTCTCTCTTCTGCTTGATTTAAAAGTGTTTCTCTAAATTGATTATCAACGTAATAATTTAATACGTCTCCAACATAAGATGCCATTTCAACAAACATCATACCTGGTGATGCCTCGTTAAAGTCATTGTATTGTGATGGGAAGTAAGTTTTTGCAAACTCTATCAAGTTAGCTCTAATGTCTGCAAAGTCTCTCCCAAGATAGTTTACATCTTTCTTAACTATCTTTTTATTTGTTCCGTAATCTACCTCTTTTAAATTAGTCGTAGGCATTTTTATTCTCCGATATTAAATTGTAATTGTAGTGCATCTATTGAGTTTGGGTCAAGTGATGTAGAATATTCTATTTGTATTCCGATTGAATTACCACTCTCATTTTTATCAACAAAAATTTCTTGTATATTGATATAAGGTAATTGTCTATCCACGGCTTCATTAATTATTTCTGAAATACTAT